AGCGGTTTAGCCGATGTATGAAACTACTTGCGATCTAGGGGGTTAGTTATGCCATTACCTGGGCGACCGCCGAAACCGGACGGCCAGAAACGCAACCGCGTTCGGTTAGGACACGACTGGAACGACTATCCCGACGTTCCCTTCGCCGACCCGCCGCGCCTGCCGTCCAGGGGCGACGGTCTGGCATGGCCGAACCGGACCCGCAAATGGTGGAAGGGCGTTTCGACCATGCCGCATTGCGTCGACTGGACCGATAGCGACTGGCAATTCGCCTTCGACGCGGCGCTGCTGGCCGCGTTGTTCCACCTGGGCGATACGAAGGTCGAAGGGGCGCTGCGCGCCCGCGAAAAGGTCATGGGGACGACGGCGGATTACCGCCGCAACCTGCGAATCCGTTACGTCAGCGCCGGACCCGCAACCGACGCCGTCGAAGAACAGGGGGACGGAACAGGCGCCGCCGTCTTAAGCCTTGACGACTACCGGCGCGCCATCCTGGAAGACTAGCCTTCCGCCGGACCTGCCCCAGCGGACGCTGGCAGCGCAGATCGTCAACTGGTGCGGACGCTACATCCGCCAGCCTGACGGTCCCGACGCGGGCGGTCCCTGGTCGTTCACTAAGGAACAGCTTCGGTTCCTTTGGCATTTCTACGCCGTCGACGAACGCGGGCGCTGGTTGTATACGCGCGCCGTCCTGCGGCGGGCGAAGGGCTGGGGAAAGTCGCCGTTTATGGCCGCTATCGCCATCGCCGAATTCCTGGGACCGGTCCGCTACTGGCGCGACGACGCCGACGGGAACCCCGTCGGGCGACCGGTCCCCCTGCCGCTGGTCCAGATCGCGGGGTTCAGCATCGCCCAGACGAATAACACTATGGCGATGGTCCTGGCGATGCTGGAAGAATCCCCCGCCGTCAGCGATTACCGCCTGGACCTGGGACTGACGCGCATCTTCACTGCTGGCGGCGGCAAGCTGGAACCGATCACGTCTTCGGGGTCGACGACCGAGGGCGCGCGCCCGACGTTTGTCGTGTTAGATGAAACCCACCTTTGGAAGCCTGCCGACGGCCTGATCAAGTTTGCCGAGACGATCCGCCGCAACCTGGGCAAGTCGCGCGATGGGCTGGCGCGGTCCTGCGAAACGACGAACGCGCACGAAATGGGGCAGGAATCGGTCGCCGAACGGTCCTATCTGGCCTTCGAAGCCCAGCGGACGGGGCGCGCGCGGGGGTCGACGATCCTTTACGACAGCCGCGAGGCGCCGCCGGAAACCAACCTTTACGACGACGACGACCTGGCCGACGGCCTGCGGCTGGTCTACGGGAATTCGACCTGGGTCCAGATCGACCGCATCCTGGACGAAATCCACGACCCCGACACCCCGCCCAGCGAAGCGCGCCGGTTCTATTTGAACCAGTTGGTAGTCGCCGAAGACGCCTGGGTTCGCCCCTACGAATGGGACGCCTGCCGCGACGACGAACGCGAACTGGCCGAAGACGACCAGATAACCCTGTTCTTCGACGGGTCGAAGTCCGACGACGCGACCGGCCTGGTCGGTTGTAGGATCGACGACGGCCACGTCTGGACGTTCGGGGTCTGGCGCAGACCGGCGGGCGTGGCTGAATGGACCGTCCCGCGTCAGGAAGTCGCCGACATCGTCGACCGCGTCTTCGCCAACTACGACGTCCGCGCGTTCTGGGCGGACCCTGGCAGCGGGAAGGACGACGAAGGCGAACGCTACTGGTACCCCCTGATCGACAGATGGTCCGCGACCTACGGCGCCGAACTGGACCTATGGGCGTCCGAGTCCGGCGCCGACCGTCACGCCGTCAAATGGGATATGTCGGGGACGTCGAAGGGACTGCGCCAGCGCCTGTTTACGGAAGCCTGCGAAGCGACGGCGACCGATATCCAGGACGGCAACCTGACGCATGACGGCCATCCCGTCCTGCGCGAACACGTCACTAACGCCAAACGCCGCCCGAACGCCTACGGCGTCGCGATTTCGAAGGATCATCCGTCGTCGAACTACAAAATCGACCTGGCGGTCTGCGCGGTCGGCGCCCGTATGCTGCGGCGCCTTTGGCTGGGCTTGCCGAGATCGAAGCGGCATCGCAAACGGACCGGTCGTATGATGGCGCTGTAACGGCCTGGGCGGGTCCCCCAGGTTGACAATCCACGTCCGCTAAGTTGACAAAGGGGGACCCCGCCGATGGCTAGCATCGTCCTATTCCTGTTAGCCGCTTTCCTGTTCTTCCTGCGCGCCATCGACGTCGTCGATCCCGTCGAAAAGGGCGTCGACGTCGTCGTCCTGGCCTTTTGCTTCCTGGCGCTGGGACTGGCGTTGCTGAACGTCGTGATCCCGTCGCGCTGGTTCCGCAGGGGGGCGTAGCGATGCCGTTATCCCCCGAAGCCGCAGTCGAACAGGCGCGCGTCATGCTGGGCTATCGAGACGCCGAACGCCGCCAGCTAAACAAGATTCACGAGTACGTCAGGGGCAGGCAACCCAACGTCGCCGTCCCGAAGGGATCGCCGCTGGAAGTCCGCACCCTGGCGAAGATCGCCCGCGTCAACGTCATGCAAATCGTCGTCAATTCGCTGGCGCAGGCGCTGTACGTCGACGGCTACCGCGCCCCCAGGGACGAAGACAACGCCGCCGCCTGGGACATCTGGCAGGCGAACGCCCTGGACGCCGGACAGATCGGCGTTCACCGCGCCGCCCTGACGTATGGGACCGCCTACACGTCGATCCTGCCTGGGGAACCCCTGCCGGTCATACGCGGTTACTCGCCGCGCAACATGACGACGCTTTACGACGTCGACGACCCCTACTGGCCGGTCTGGGCGCTGCGGTCGGACAGTGATAAGACGGTCCGCCTGTATGACGCCGAAGCCGTCTACCTATTCGCCGAACGGTCGAAGTCGGCGCCGGAATATCTGGGCTTCCAGGAACACGACGCGGGCGTCTGCCCCGTCGTCCGCTTCCTGAACGTCCAGGACCTGGACGAAGACAATCAGGGCGAAGTCGAACCGCTGGTCGAACTACAGGACCAGATCGACATCACGACCTTCGGTCTGCTGGTCGCCCAGCATTACCAGGCATTTCGCCAGCGCTGGGCGATAGGGTGGGCGGCTGAGTCTGAGGAAGCCCTGATCAAGGCGAACGCGGCGCGAATGCTGACGTTCGAAGACTCGCCGGACGACGTCAAGGTCGGCGAATTTGAACAGGCGTCGCTGGACGGATACCTGGATTCGCGCGAATCGAGCCTACGGCAGGCGGCTACGTTGTCCCAGACACCTATTCACGAGCTTACGGGCGCGCTGATCAACCTATCCGCCGAAGCCCTGGTCGCGGCGGAAGCTGGGCAGCGACGCAAGATCGTCGAACGCCAGGTTAGCTTCGGCGAATCCTGGGAACAGACGCTGGCGCTGGCGGGCGAGCTAAACGGGCAGGCGCCGGACGACAACGCCGAAATCCGCTGGCGCGACACGGAATCCCGCGCCCTGGCCGCGACCGTCGACGCGCTGGGCAAGATGGCGTCGCAACTGGGCATCCCGCCACAAGCCCTATGGGAACGTATACCGAACACTTCCCAGGGCGAAATCGAGCGCTGGAAGCAAGCCGCCGAAGAACTGGACCCGATGGCTGGTCTGGCGGGGTTGCTGGAACGCAGCATGGGCAACAACCCGCCGCGTCAGCTTCCCCCAGGCGGGCAGTAATGCCGGACGCCGACGACCCCCTAGGCGCCTTCCGCGAAGCCGCGCGCGGGTCCGACCTGGCGGAAGCCCTGGGCATGATCCAGGCGCATCGCGACGCCGACCGCGTCGGTCACTGGTTGATCGTCTGGGTCGAAAAGCGGGGGACGCCCGACGACCCGACGGCGATCATGCTGCATTCGCACTACGCCGACGAAATCGTCGGGATGGGACTGGCGCGCTACATCGAAGGCGCCCTGGATCGTGGCTTCGAAACGACCGACCCCGACTAATGCGGCGCCGTCGCTTCCGCCGCCCGCGCGCCCTGATCGCGCTTAGCCTAGGCATCTTCGGCGTCGTCGCCCTGGCGCCGACAGTTGGCGCTTTCAGCTTGTGCCTGGGCTGGGCTATCTTCGGGGCGTCGGCGGTCCTGTTAGGCCTGGGCCTGTTCGCGGAACTGGAAGAATGACGACGGACGTTAGAGCCTGCGATACCTGCGGTCGCGAACGCGAACTGGCGGTCTACGCCCTGCCTGGAATCCCTATGTCGGTCGGCAACTGCCGCGAATGCTGGTCCCAGGACGCGATGCCGTTCTGGGTCGCGGAAGCGACGCTGGAAATGATCGACGGCGCCGACAACGCCGCCGACTGGTTCCTGGATAGTCGGACCTGGCGCGACGGCGCCTACGTAAGGATCGGCGACCTATGGCAATGACGCTGCTGGGCGAACGGCTAACCGAGGATCATCGCCTGGTCCAGGCGCGGCTGATGTCGGTCGTCTCGATACAGGTCCTGCAAATCTGGGGCGGCTTCGACATCCGCCGCATCGACGAATCCTGGCTGTTCCTGGAACCGGCGCTGATGGCCGTTATCGAGCGCGCCCGCCGCGAAAGCGAAGACATCACCGACGTTTACTTCCGCAGCTTCCGCGACGCCGAAGACGTCCCAGGACCGGCGCCGACCGACTACCGCGTCGCCCGCGACTGGCAGACGCCCGCGAAGGTATCGCTACGCGTGACGGGACCCGTGACGGCGAAACGGCTGGTCCAGCAAAAGGCGCCGCAACCGGAAAAGGTCGCCCTGGTCCGCGCCACGGGCGTCGCAACCCGCGTCGTCGCCGACGGCGGTCGGGAACTGCTGGGCAACGCGATCCGGCGCGACCGGCGGTCCCTGGGTTACGCGCGCGTGACGTCGCCGCGCCCCTGCGCGTTCTGCGCCATGATCGCGGGCAGGGGACCCGTCTTCCGGAAGACGACGGTCGAATTCGACGCGCATGATCACTGCGGCTGTACGGGCGAACCGGTCTACGACCGCCGGACCCGCTGGCCTGGGCGCGCCCATGAATTCGAAGAACTTTACAAGTCGTCGACCGTCGGCGCCGACGACCCCCTGAACGCCTTCCGGCGCGCCTACGAAGCCGCCGCCTGACGGCATTACAGTTTCTTCGTCACACGGTCACACTTGTTGACACCCCTTCGACTGGTCACACATAATGACATCACCGGCAGGAATTGCCGGACGGAAGGGGATTACAAGAAATGACTTACGTACACGACCACGACTTCGACGACGACGGCGGCGCTGCTTACGCTGCCGAACAGGGTTACGAACGTTACCTGGAAACGCGCGGCTGGGACGAAGATTCCGCCCGCGAACTGGCCGATTGGGGTAACACCTGGTTCAACGGTTACGCCCGTTGCCAAAAGCTGGTCGGTTGCCTGCGCGGGGTTTATCACCCTACGGCCTGCGCCTTCGACGAAGAACTGGCCGACGAACTGGACGCCCTGGACCAGCCGCCCCCGCCCCCTTCGTCGGGGCGCGCGTGGCGCCCGCTGGCGCTGGCCGTTCGCGAAGACTGGTAACAGGGGGTAACAAACCCCCCCAGCGCCCGCCCTGACAACGGGGCGGGCGTTTTCGCGCCGACTATCTAACTAGTACAACAGGGGGATAACTCACGCATGAAACGTTTTCTGGGAACCATCGTAATCGCCGTCGGCGCCCTGGCCGTCGCCTGCGGCGGCGCCGCTGAACCCGCGCCGTCGGCGCCAATCGCCGCGCAACAGGCTAAGATCGCGGCGATGCCGTCCGAACGCGAGGAAGCCGACGCCTATCAGTCGGAAGTCGCCCGCCTGGTCGCCGCCAACGAAGCGATCCTGGCGACCCTGAACCCGTCGACGCCGCCTGCCGCCTACGAAGCCCAGACCGCGCTGGTTAAGGCCAACAACGCCGCCCT